CACCGATCACGGCGACCTTAAGAAGTTCTGTACGGGACTGATTGAGGGTGATCGGAGTCATCCCTGGAGAGAGTGCTGCCGTACTCTCTCGGCGCAAAGCCGTTTAGGCATTGCGCATTCCCTTTTTCTTTTTAGGAAGGTAATTCCAACACCGAAGCCTCAGGTGAGGCAGTATGTTGAGAGGATGGCTCAAGCTCAGGAGCCTCCGGATCCTAAGTTCGTTTCTTTTGCATTGCGAACTGTCCGGAAACTATTCCCCCACGGGTGGGATAGGACCTACCAAGATGCTTGCCTTACAAGCTCCCTTCCTCGGACCTCGTGTTACGAGGTTCCGAGGAGGGGGGGGGGCTGCCGAGGGATAGACGTCATGCATCGAGAGCAACGTTCTGAGTTTTTAACTTACGTGCTTAAGAGCGTGGCGCCTAGGCAGCGTGGTGCTTCGAAGGTGTGCGCGGTGGAGACCGGGGGTAAGTGGCGGATCATATCTATTCCTCCCAGGGTAGATAATGCTCTCCGACCACTTCACCACGCCATGTACACCCATTTGTCCCGACAGCCTTGGTTGTTACGAGGAGATGCGAAAGCTCGGCGATTCGACGACTTCACCCCAGTCGAGGGGGAGGTCTTCGTGAGTGGCGATTACGAAAGCGCCACTGACAATCTTAATTCCGAGCTCCAAGTTACAATCTTGGCTGAGTTGTTGGCTCGCTCATCGACGGTCCCGTATGGGATACGCGAGCACGCACTGTCGATCTACCGATCGGTCCTTGAGGTAGACGGTGCGCGCCTGGTTCAAGCCAGGGGGCAACTCATGGGGCAGTTGACTTCCTTTCCCCTATTGTGCCTTATAAACTACATCACGTTTCGGTATTGTGTTCGCCGAGACTCTGTCCCGGTTCGCATTAATGGCGACGATATCGTTTTTCGTGCGACGCCCGAGGAGTTCGCTTCTTGGGAACGTGGTGTAGCTAAGGGGGGCTTGACGTTGAGTAAGGGGAAAACCTTGGTCCACAGTCGTGGATTTACCCTTAACTCTACCCCTTTCTGGGGTTGCCGAGGCGGGGCTCGAGCGGTTGGATTCGTCCGCCCTCAAGCCGTGTTTAAGACGCAGACGTTGAGCGAGAAGATCTTATCGTTGAATGGCAGGTTCTATTCAGCGTGCGAGGGTTTTGGTCGTAACAGGAAGGAGCTAGTTCAAGCTTTCTTCTTGCACCATAATCGTCAAGCGGTACTCGCGTGCCGGAGATCTCTCACAAGGGGAATGGGGTTAGCTGTGGGAAGGAAGGTGCTACACGACACGGGTCTGTGGCACAGGGAACTCTTCTACCTTGAACAAGTAGTTGAGAAACCTCTCCCCCGTTTTGCGGTGGGGGAGCTTCCTTCGGGGTGGAAGCGTGTCAGTCGTCATTGGCTGAGCGCCGACCAGGTGAAGCACTACCAAGCTCTCTGGTCGTCCGAGTGTGTTAGTCACGCTTGGTTTTCATCTTTTTTACCTTCCGACTTCTCTGACGAGGTCCGCCTTCGTTCTATTATGGGCGGATGCTCTCCTTACGGCCTCGGGTCTTTGCTGAGTCAGCGCGTACTAAAAATGTTACGCCTTTCGAGGAAAGCAGCCTGGAGGTGGGTTAATCAGAGAAGGAATGAATCGGTCTTCGGACGGGTTCATATAAGACGAGGGGAGGGGGTGTGGGTGCCTTGTGACCTGCAGTTTTCGCGCTTGCAGGTTATTGATTTTTCAAGTCCGGCAGTCCACGTGGTCAGTCAGTAATCTAGTGAATGCTGATGGGTCCTCCGTAACGTGGTGGGTAGTCCGAGGGGATGCTAGGCGTGGTTCGACCGAAAGGCGAACTGAGGTCGGGAGGACTCGACACTCTTTTCTGGATGAGTTCCTAATGCAGGACGTGGGATGTAAGATCCTACAGAACCCGGGAGTAATGCTCCGGGACAACAACACTCCTAAGAATCACGCGTGCGTACGTAACCCTCCGTGGTGGTTGTCGGCAATTGTCAGTTTGCGACTGGCGTCGGGCGGGTGGTCCCGTCTGTATCCCCGGTCCGGTCGGTGGGTTCGATTCCTACC